CTGATGCGCCTAGCAAAGCAATTAACGCACCAATGCCACCTTGTGCCAACGCATTTTGTTGCATTGTATTCATTTGAGTAGGTGACATTGCGCTAGAGTAATCCGGTGGTGCGCCAAATAAAGCGGAGATAAAGTCTTGTGCCATTGTTTTATCCTAATAAAGAATAGATATTGCGTTGAGGCGATCTTGCTTGCAATAAATTAAGTATTCCAGAGTAATCGACTCCACCTTGCGGTATTGTGCTACCTCTAAATTGTGCAGTTGCTCCTGCTGGGGTAGCTGGAGATTCAGTTAATAAACCTTTGCCTAATCGTGCTGCATTTAAAGCATCATTTACGCTTAAACTAGCAACAGGAGCAGCAGCCTGCCCGCCAAAACTAACAGAACTTGCTGGGATTAACTGTCCGGCTGCGTTTAAGGCTGGCAATCCGTTTGTGCCTAACATATAACTAGACCCAATAGCGCCACCGCCAGGCAATCCAGTTCCCAATATTGTTCCAGGAGCAAGTTGTGCTGACATTGCCCCAGCGCCACCTACGCCCCCAGTAGCAGGTAATGCTGGGCTTAAACTACCAACTCCGCTTAGTCCAGCGCCAGTTGCTCCTAAGCCGCCAGCCAATGCTGATCCGCCAGCAATTCCTAATCCTGCGGCAGCCTGCGTTCCTGCTATTCCTGCGGCAGATCCAGCGCTAAGGCCTGTTCCAACGCTACCTCCGCCCAATATCCCAGTAGCGCCACCAACGCCTCCAGTAATTCCTGTTCCGGCAGCAGTACCACCAGCAGCGCCAGCCGTTCCAGCACCAGCTTCAGCAGCAAGCAAAGATGGATCAACATATCCTGTTGCAGCCGCAACAGCCGCAGCACCTACGGTTGCCCAGCCACCAGGGATTTCATCGTTCACAAACTCATCTACATCAGCCAATCCGCTACCAATAGCAGGGCCAGGATCAATGGCTGCTAATCCGCTACCTACAGATTGACCAACATCCTCTATAGCGCCTACAATTCCACCGCCACCACCATCTGTGCCTAATACGCTAGATGTTGTGTCTAATACATCTCCAACTGGGCCACCACACATATTTAATTCCTTAAATGTTTGACTGTATTAAAGCCAACAGTTTTATAACCTAATCTTTCATAAAACTGTCTGGTTTTATCAATCTCTACTGCTGTTGTTTGTCCTAAATGCAAATCGTCTGCACCAATTTCTGTAGCCCATGTTTCTAATGATTTTACAAGTTTCAGCGCTGCTCTACTACCCCTATATTCTGGAAGAACATAAAGGCCTAAGTCGCTAACCCTTTTTCTATTGCTGAAAAAATATTCATGCAAAAGAGCCGCTACAAAACCTACAATTTTGTCATCTTCTATTGCTAAAAATGCTGTGGCATTTGGGTTCTTATATAGTTGCAATATTTTGTGCTTTTCTAACTTTGCATAAGAAAACTCTGCCTCAGTTACCATTTTGGTAACTATTTCTAAAAACTCCTCTAAACGGCTAAGGGATAGTTCTTCAACTATCAAAAGAGGCCGCCTAATAAACCACCGCCAACAGCGCCAATCAAGGGAGCTGCGTAACTTGATCCTAGTGTGCCACCGATTGATGGAAAGGCTTGACCTAAAGCATATCCGCCTAAGCCGCCAGCCAATGCGCCACTTAATGCGCCTGTAGTTCTGTTTTGATACAAGGGCTGCTGAGTAGTCTGTGTACCGTAGCTCCCCATTGGCGATCCATAAACCGATGACAGATAACCTTGTAACTGTTGGTATGGCAATTGTTGGCCGAATTGGAATCTAGCCATCTGCTCTTGTAAAGGCAGGCCTGCAATAGCCTCTTGCTGCATCCCAACTTGACTCAATGCCTGCGATGGCAAGAATTGCTGACCATAAATAGATGGTGCGGCTTGTGCCAATGCAGCTTGACCTAGTTGTGCTTGTTGCATGAGTCCACGCTCTTGCTGATACTGTGTGCCTGCAATGTTGGCAGTAATATCGCCTAATGCACGACCATAGCCTTCTGTGGCAGTTCCCAATGCTCTTTCCATTGCGCCAGAGCCTAAACGACCTGATTTGGAATACAGACTAGAGATGCCTGGCAATACTGCTTGGCTAAACTGTTGCTCTAGTGGGCGTGTGGCCGCTTGGATCATCTGTGCTTGATATGGGTTAGCGTTCAAAAATCCGCCAGCAGCAGTTTGACCAATGCCGCCTAATGAGCTTTGAAATGCCTGCTGCGCTTGTTGCAGTACAGGGCTTTGCTGACGAGCAATGGCTTCTTGCTGTGCAATAGACTCAGTAGTAGCGGCAGATGGGCTTACATAGGTTTGTCCAGGAAAGAACTCAGGCTGTTGTCCTGTAAGGAATAAACTCTGCGCCCTCTCCAAGCCTTGTGTAAGGTATGGCAGTAACGCTGGGTCAATGCTTGAGGTCGATGTAGTTGATTGAACGGCCATAATATTTTCCTTTTATCCTACGATTACATATTTATAGGTCATGCCTGATACCGTATTAGCTGGATGGCTAATAGTGGCACTTCCGTTAGTTATTGCTGATATATAAGGCTCTGTAAATAAATTGCTTGTATATCCATTTGATGACAAATAGCTTACTGTTGCAATGATGCTTGGTGTTGCCGGTCTAGTTGGGGTTGATGCTGCGGCAAAATGCTCAATACTGACATCAATTTCACTAGGCCGCCAAGCTAACTGCACATAATCATCTTTTTGCAATGCAATAAAAAAGTTAAGTGCGCCAATCATGTGACTTGGATTGCCAGCACCTTTTCTTTGTGATATTCCAAATTTGCTATTAGACGCAGTAACATTAGTGCCGTTTTTTACAAACCAAACATCAATAAACTCAGGATCATTTGTTGTGTTTACAAACTGAGCCGAAAATTGAATATTGTAAAGTCCAGAATAATCTACTTTTAATTTGGTGTTATCTACAAGACTAGCGCCTAGCGCATAATCTGTGGTGCTAAACGACATAATATTAACTGCTGTTGTCGTTGTTGCCGCTTGATCTGTATCGTCTTGAACTGCCAAATAAGGGTAATATGCTGCCGCAGATGTATCGTCTGTAGGCATCAGCAAAATGACAGAATCTACGCCAATACGAGCATCTGTAATTGTTGTGGTTGATGCACCACCTGTAGCTAATGTTACAGAGCCGGTATTATTGGTTTTGCCATCCATAATGCCATTGACGATTTCAGCGACTGCTCGCTGATCTCCACCAAACGGAGGTAATCGTCTAAACATTATCTAGTTCCTAAACCATTCAAATCAATGTCCATTCCGACTGCGGTTTTCCACAATCCTGTAGGTGTTAATTGTAGACGATGGTAGCGACCTACGCCACGAATACTTACACGGTTTTCTGCGTCTGCGACTGACTGAGCGCCAAATACGACTTGCTCGTTTAACAGTCTGCGAGATACTAAGGCCACATTGCCAGAGCCATTATCTACAATTGGTTTAGCCATCGTAATTGCTGATGTTGTGCCTGGCACTTCAATATCGCCTGTTTCAATGTAGGCTGTATTGTTTTCGCCTGAAAATGTAACGATTTTAGTATTTTTAACTCCAGCAAACTGCATCTTCCCACCAAGCCAAATACGGCTATCAAAGCTACTTTGTATATCCTCTAAATCACCAAATACATCCAATCCTTCTAGTGTGAACGAAGGCGTAGACGATGTAGCTACACGGCTGGCTGTGGTTGTGCCGCTAGTCCACTTGCCAATCTCGTAGTTAAAAATCAATAACTTATCTACTGTTGCAGAAGATGTAGAAGCATAAGCCCAAATAACCAGCTTTCTAGCTGGATCTACGGCAGCAGACATCAAAGGCAACAAGCCCTCATCTACATCATCAAAGAAGAAACGGTTTACTTTCTCATTCCCGATAGGAATGATCTGCTGTCCGTTACAAGCGTAGAACCCGTTATCTGATAAGAAAAACGATGTGCCACCGTACTGAATGATCGAATTAGCTTCATAACAGCCCTGATTACGGCTGATATTGTCAAACTGGAATACCAATGGGCTACCAACATACGACATACGGTGAATGGAGCGATCCATAAAGACTAACCCAAACTCACCGCCAGTCAAGCCAACTACTGCGCCACCGTCAGGAATATCTTGAAAATCAGCCTGTGTTGTAGCTGAGTTAGTCCAACTAGACTCATCACCCAAAGCCGACCATTGCACTCGATTTGGTCTTATTGTTGCATCGTTTACATAACCCGAAACCACGAAATCACGCACTACCGTTACATAACGAGATTGCGGAGCATCTGCCGCTAAGTCGCTAAAGTTTGTAGAACTATTAACATTGTAGCCTTGCAAGCGATTTCCACCGTTTGCAGCAACTAGCACATTGCCAAACTGAGTAAAGCGCCAGCGTTGATTATCTGGTGTTACATATTGAAATGTAACTGTGCCGGTATCTGCGCCACTTACAATGTTTGTGCCTGCATCTGTGTAAGTAAATGTAGTAGTTGTTGGTACGGCTGTTATAGTAAATGTACCGTTTATATCCGTATTTATAACAGCCGCTACCGTAACACTATCGCCCACAGAATAACCATGAGCAGCAGATGTAGTAATTGTTACTACATTGGTTGTTCTAGCTACGGTTGTAATGCTGCGAGATGCCTTAGAAACATTGTCCAAAGACAGATCGCTGGTATCTAACTTAAATAGCTTTGTTGCACCGCCAGCAAATACTACCGTAACGCCTGTAGTAGTAGTTCTAGCAGCCACGACATTGTTTAGGTTTTCTGATGCAGCCGCAGAATAATCCTCTGCTGCGTTAATAGATCCATAGCCTACGGCCTTAGCAAATACATTGTCTGCTCGTTGCAAGCCGTTTGTTAATCCTGGCTGGTCTGGAGTCCATTCCCCAAAAGTAACTCTACTTATTGCCATGTCTGATTCCCAATAGATTTATCTGTCCAGCTTGGATTATTTGCAGGTACATCATTCCAGCTTGTTGAGTCGGCACTAGCATCAACCCATACATCTGCGGAAGGTGTTTCTGGTGTCCAGCTTTCAGATCCGGCTGTTTCATCAGTCCACTCATCACCTAAAATGCGACCTAAGCAAACTACTGTAGCGTTACCGTTTACAGAGCCAATTGCAGAAAATACCGCAATCGCATTAGCATTTACTGTAGCTATACCGTTTACACTAGCTTCTCCGCTATATTGCACCCCACCAAGGGCTGTAACCGTTGCTGTGCCGTTTATTTGACCTGAGCCAAGGCGTAGCCTTATCGCATCTGCAACAACCGTTCCTGTGCCTGTTATAGCGCCTTCAAACAGTCTTATGCGCTGACAGGCTGCCGTTACTTCTGCCGAGCCTGTTACGCTTGCAACTCCACCTCGTATAGCAAAGCCATTAGCATTTACTGTACCAAAGCCTGTAATTGACCCTGTTCCTACTCGTACTCTTGTACCATTAGCCGCTACTGTAGCGCTACCTGTAATACTGCCGTTGGCGCTGCGAATAGCAAAACCATCAGCCACTACTGTTGCTGCTCCGTTTATTGCGCCAGAGCTTGTCCGAGTCCTAATGCTATCTGCAACTACTGTACCTGTTCCGGTTATTGCGCCTTCTGCGTTTCGTATTGCAAAAGCGTTAGCGTTTACATTACCAGTTCCAGCAACAGCGCCATCAGCGTAACGGATACAGGTATCTGCTGAGTTCCAAATTGGGTCATCAAAGCTAACATTTATCTGCTCCAGCGTTCCAAAGAGATCAATATTATCTATTGTGAACGGGCCACAATAATCGGCTGGCATTGCTCATTACGCCAAAGTGACGGTCAGGCTGCCTGATGCAATCTTAAAAATATCGCCTGTATCAATTGCTTTAGACGCATCCAAGGCGGTATGGTACAAAAGGTTGCCAGTTGTCTGTGCATCCCAAATACCAATCCAACCAATCGTACCCCAGTTGCCTGTGGCTTGTGGGAAAGTAACATCAGCGCTTGTTGCGCTTGCACCGTTAGATGGGGCAGCAAAAGTAGCTGCTTGGCGAATATACGAGCCGCCACTAACTTCTGTGCCTGTGCCAGCATCAGTAGGATCAGCAGTATGCAAGCTGACATATACGGCTGCTGGAGCAGTAAAATTAGTAGCTCGTAAAGTGCCGTTAATCAGCGCATTTTCAAGGTAGTTGGAAATTTCAGCCATGATAGTCCTATCGTGAGGTAAGTTTCATTTGTAAGGGAATACCCGAATACTCGCCACCTTGGTCTGCATCGGAAATGTTCTTAACTGCTCTGTCGTACAGGGTTGCCCATGTTTGCGACCTAGCATCGTTAATTAAGTAAGGCTCTGCTTCTATCAATGCGCCATAAAGTAAGGCATCAGGATAGTTTGCAAGGAATACATTAGAAGGGTTTGATCCTGACAAAACGGTTGGTCTTGCGTAGTACAAAATCTCTAATGTATAAACTGTGTCAGGGATTGGGGCAAACTGAAACTCTGAGGCTAGTACGGTATAAAACACAGGCAAGCCAGACTCATCTGCCCTAGCATCTCTTGTGAAGGCGCTAGGTGACAGATAGGTTACTGGCATCCGAGGGTTTCCCTGCACGAATAAGTCACGAATCTCTAAGAAGTCGGTAGGCAAAGCTACTCGTGCATCTGCCGCTACTGTTGGCGCTGTGGCCGACTTTAGCATTAAACGAGTACGCAACTCTCTTGCAAGGCGAATCTCTGCAAAGCGAATGAAGTCAGGAATCTGTGCCGACAAGTCGCTACGGCCCAAATACCCTGCTACCGAGGCTTGCAAATCCGTATAGTTTGTATAACCCATTATGTTTTCTCTATGTTTTCCCAGCTATAACTATATTGACCTATGTGCTTTATCCCCATAGATAAGTCATGGTCTACCCAAGTATCAATGCCTGCGTCTTTTGCTTTTATACAAAAGTAAATATCTTCACCTAACAGTTTATTGTTAGGCAACTGCTCAAAGTAAAAATACGGTTCTTCTAGCTTTTTAAATACACTTGCTTTAATCATCATTACACCGCAGCCTATACCATCGGCCTTGCTTATGCCTTTAAACTTGTTAGAGTAGATTGGCATCCAAGTACAGCTACCATCTTTTTCAATGGTTAAGTTTTTAGCTGTAGGCATGACTGGCTCTGACCTAGTGGTAGCGTTTACTCCAATAATGTCTTTATTATGCTTTAGTAAGTGCATAATCGTATCTTTAGGGAATCGCATATCTGCATCTATAAATAAGATGTAGTCGCACTTAGCCGCTAAAGATGTTCTAACCAACTGATTGCGCTGGTCAAATATCAATGTGCCAGCAGCCGTATAAATATCTATATCGTGCTTAGTGGTTTTAACCATGTAGCCAACCATTGCGGCTAGGTCAAACGCTGTTGCAACTTCCATCTGCCCTCTAGCAGGAATACATATAGCTATTCTCATACGATGCCCCCACGAGTACGAAATACTCTGTTCTCTGGGTCATTTAACCACTTCTTTAAACCTTTAGGGTCAATGATGTGATAGCCACGCATCAAGCCTTTTGTATTCAGATCGTTAATGATCTCGGTAGGCAATGTAGCAATATGGTTTCTAGCATCTATGGGATTATCGCCCCAGCCTTTGCCTGTACTGTTCTCTGCATACTTGGTCTTTGTATATTCTACAAAGTCGCTCATGTCGGTTACGGACTGAATAATCAAGCCGCCTTCACCGTCATCGTGAGCTATGCGAGTAACGCCATTTTCTACATCAATTATCTTTTTCAAATCCTAATCCACCTATCAGGTATTAGGTCGGTAGTATCTAAACCATTGGTAAACCAATTTCTAGGACTAACTACAGTATTACCATTGGCAAGCCAAGCTCCCCACCAACCAAAAGAGCTATTAGCTATTATATGGTTTTTAAAGGAGGAAAGTAGAGATAAATCGGTTATTGCTGTATTGCATGGCATTACATAATCTGCCCACTCTAGGTTATCTATACACCAGGCTGGGTCATCCGAGAATACGACTACCGTATGATCTGGGAATACCTCTAAAGCCTCTAGGTAATACTCGTTGCCTAAATTATGGAATACTTCCGGCAAAAGCAGGTAATCACCACGCCTTACCGTTACCGCTACCATGTCATCGTCAAAAGACGATTTTGGTAGGGCAAACTCTTTTCTTACTTGGTCGGCTATGTCCTCAAAATACTTCTCAGACTGCCAATAACCTACCATCATTCCTGACTCGGTTATTTCTTGATGCCTAAAGCCTTTTTCCTCTATCAGCTTTCCCTGTTCATTTGTAACAGTAGCGGATATAGGGAAAACCCCTAGTTCGTATTGCCTATTCTTGTTTATTTCGTAGAAACTGTTGTTTAGAAACAACGGCTCTTGTAGTCGTTTGGATACAGCCAGCCCAGCAGCATACTGGAACATCTGATTGCCAAGACCACCTTGAATGTATGTAATCATAAAATGAGGGGCAGTTACCCACCCCCCATTCTACTTACAAATTACCGATCTATCAAGACAGATCGAAAATACCACCGTGTGCAGCTTCGTTGCGAACTTCTAAAGTCAGTTCGGCAAGAATCTGGGTACGGTCACTATCGCCAACCTTTGCAAGCTCATTCGTTTGGAATGGGCGCAGGTAAGCCAATGCTGCATACTCAGGATCGAGTACGAGAGCATCACGAGTACGCATGAAACGGTTAGGAACGATCTGCAATACACCAAAGTCGGACTGATACAAATCAGCGCCAGCTAGGATGGTTGCTTGACCGTTGGTAGGCACTTGATAACGCTGTGCTGCCAAACCAGTAAAGCCTGAAACTACTTGCTTGAGAGCAGGGCTAACAAACAAAGCTGAAGGTGTGCCGCCAGAGGTAAATACCTTGGAAACAACATCTTTCAACATGGTTTCTGTGAAAGTACGGGTTGTGCCGTCAGTACGGGTAGAAACACCAATTGTGGTTGGATCTCCACCAGCAGTCGTGCCAGCGCCTTTGTTCGTGTTTGTCTTGATGTAAGACAAGAGCGAACCCATAACACGAGCAGTAGAGTTGCTTGAACCAGCAGCTTGACCTTGGTTGGCAGTAATGATTGCCTCAATGTCACGCTTGATTTCAGCAGAAGCCTTAGCCAACTGATAAGCCTTTTCAGACTTACGACCAGCTTTGTCTACAGCTTCCAAAGTACCCGAAACCTGAATGGTTTTACCAACGATTTGTGTTTGGTTACCAATACGGCTTGTTGGGCTAAGAGTAGCTGAAGTTGCGTTAGCACCTTCTACTAATGCGTTGCCAGTAGTTGCTGCTGCGAGTGCGTCAGTCTGCCACTCATGGTAAGTACCAGTAGCCTTGCTCTTGCCAATAGATGACATGATTGGGGTATCGGTTGGGGAGATGTTATAGATAACATCGGATAAATCTTCACGAGCGCCAACGGCGTCATAGCGATTAAAAATAGTCATGATTTACTTCCTTAAATTATAAAAATCGTTCAAATAACCTTGCAGCGTCTTTCTTATTGCCGGTACTACGCAAACGCTCAAAGTCTTTCTTTTGTGCTTCTTGCTCGGAACTCTTAGGGTTAGATGTTCCTGGTTTCAATGTCTTTGGTGCTGACTGCACTTTCTTATGTGCGCCTGGCTTTCCTGCCACTAGCTTGTCATACATCATCGACTTGTAGAGCGCTGACACAGCACGGCTATCGTAAACTTGGCTTAGTTCTTGATCCGAGAATCCAATGGATTTGGCATAAGACCGAATATCCCTACGGATTACTTCGGCTTTGGCTTCATCCTTAAACTCAGGAATCATCTCTACTAGCTTCTGTTGCTCTTGCTGAATGTGCGATTGCAATACTTGGGACTGTTGTTGTGCCTGTTCTTGCATTACTCGCTGGCGTTCAGCTTGGATAGCGCTGAGTTGCTTCTCCTTCTCACTACGATCTGCTATGGCTAGTGCATACGCAATTGGGTCATTTTCCCTGAGTTCCGCTAGGTTCTCAGTTCCCGACTGCTGTTGTAGCAACTGCTCAATAACTTGGAGTCGTTGTGCATAGGTATCACGCACTCTGGCTGTTTCCTCAATCTTACTGCGCTCGGCTTCTACGGCCTTACGCTGTTCCGCTAAAGATTGAGTCTTTTTCTGATAATCAGCAGTTCGACTGTATCCATTCAGAAGCTCATCAAGGCTTACCTCCAGTTCCTCACCGTTAGCTTTCACTCGGTATTTGGGAGATTCCTCTACTTCTTCTTCATAAGACTCAGTTTCTTCCGCATTTAAATCCGATTGCTCGAACTCGCCTTCCTCTGCATACTCAGCAGAATCATCGCTTGCACGAACTTCTGGGTCAGCTTGCGCTTCCTCGTTTCGTGGTTCAAGAATAGACATAAATGCGTTAGCCGCACCGTTTATAGATGTATCTACACTCCCTGATGGGTTGGTGTTGTCGCTCATGTTATTTACCTTTTAGGTAGTTAAAAAAACCGTATGCGCCTCTTATCAATTTCGCTTTGCTGCACGAGTGATTGTAATGACGCTTGAAATTCTTCGATTGCTTTCAGCTTGATTAAGGCTCGTTCTCTGCCATCTACATCTTCATCTGCTGAATTAAAAATATACGACTTGTACAAGTCCTTCTGAGCCTCTACTAACTCCATAAAGAACTCATCTCTTAGGTAATGATTTGCTCTTTCTGCTTTGTTCATTGCATCCCTTTAGCTACCATCTCAGCCGTCTTTAACTGTGTTTCTGCTTGAAACTGTGCAGTCTTTAGCTCTAACTGTGCCGCAGCCTTCTCACGCTCTAGCTGGATCTCAGCAATAGCCATCTCTCTAGCTAATTGAATGTCTGCCTGCGCCTTAACTTGGTCTGCTTGGATCTTAGCTTGGATCTTGGCTTGATCGCCTTGGATCTGTGCTTGAACCTGTTGCATATAAGCCATGACTGCTGGGTCTTGCTGTTGTTGCTGCGGAGGTGGATTGGATAACATCTGATCCATCTCAGGGGTAATCTCTTTGAAGAACTCGGTAGAGTCCTTAAATCCTGCCGCCTCAATAAAGCGACCTAATGTTTCCCGATACTGAGCGACAGATACCAATGGGTTAGCTGGGCCTTGCGTCTGCAAAATCTGTTCTTGCTTCTGCAATACCATAGCTGCCATAGCCATCTGCTGATCTTTATTTCCAGTACCTAAGCCCACATTAACAGTCATATCGTAGTTATTAGCCCACTCTCTAGGATCAATAGAAATGTACTTGCCACGCAGACGGATAACTCTTGCTTTGTCCTGGTACTTGCAGAGTAAGTGGAAAATGCCTGTAAACAAGTCCTTTACACCAGTATCAGCAAAGATACGAGCAATCATCTCAATGCGGCCTGCGCCAGACTGTTGCATTGCTGCAATAGCCGTAGCCGTTGTGTTCTGCAAAATGCTGGGATCTAACACTTGACCAGCCTGTGCAACGCCTGAGCGCTTTTGCATTACTGAGTCTAAATACTCTAGCATTGGGAACGACTGTGCTGCGGTTGCTGGTACGGTCAAGGCTTGTACTGCGCCTTGTGATTTCATGCGAACTACTCCATTAGGAGCAACGGTTAGCAGGTCATCCATGTTTACTTGACCATCAATAGCCGTCATACGAGGCATATTAGTCAGGTACATATTGTCAAGAATCTGACGGGTAATCGTAGACTTAATCAACTGAATGTCCATGCTGCGGTCTGCCAAACTCTGCCCAAAGAACTTATGGGGCATTGGGATTGGGCAAACACTCGCAAACGGAATGTGATCTACTTCTTCGTTGTCTAGGATCTCTGAGCCAGCATAGGTAATCTTACGCAACTCGGCAATGCCATCTTCATCGTAATCGGTGCGGATATAGCACTCAAATACTTCAATGTCTTGCATGGAGAAGTCTAAAGACTGGGACTCATCCGGCATCTCGCCACGATCAAATCGAGCAATGCGCTCAGGCGTGTATGTCAGGTCTGAGTATGCAGGCAGGTTATCTACAATGTCTTTATCGTAGCCAGCAGCAATTAAGTCCGAGCGAGTCATGTTTACACGGTGCGCTACAAATCGTGCGTCTTTAATCGTCTTATCACGCTTGGAGATTAAGAACTCCTCTGGAGGCACATTGCTTACCTTAACTCGGCCAGACTCTTTCTTTTTCATTACCACTACATCGTAAGAGAATGTCGCAGGGATAATCATGCCGCTAATCGGGTCAATCACCTCTGGCGATACTTCCTTCATATCCTGACTTACCAGCTCCATCGTGCCATCAGAGAACAATAACTGTAACTCCTCGGCTGATAGGTCTTTGTACTTCTCTTTGGTTGGATCTGCGCTGTCTTCCCACCAGTATTTGACGATACCATTCTTTTGCAACAGAGCGTCTTTAAACCAGTTGTGCATTAGGATTACGCCATCATTGTCTTGGAAAAAGACTAGATTGCAGTATTCCGTAGCTTGTTTAGCGCCTTCCTCATCGCCTGGGCCTTTAGGCTCAAAGCGGCATAACTCATCTGACTGGGTAAAGATACGAAGTAATTGTGGCAACGCACCATCAATAACTTCAGCGACCTCACCGGTAACAATGGATGAACGGCCTTCTACTTCGTTGCCGTATGGCTCACGATTGTAGTAGGTCAGCGCCTTTCTACGAGCTTCGGTTGTTTCGGTATCTACATAGCCGATTGAGTTATCAATCTCTGCATCTAGAATACCTTTTAGCTTGTTGTCATCCATATTTAAACTATCCAGTTTGCGTTAATTTTTAATGGCTGCGCCCATGTATTTGTTTGCTCTAAGCCTAATGCCAGATACCGAAAGGAATCACTAGAATGAGATGCCCAGTCGTGAAGTGGCTTGTCGTAAAACACATTACGCTTTTCATCGTATTCTCGCCTATAGTTTCGTAGGCAATCTAAACCCTGCTTTACCTTTGGCATATTGAACCAGCACTTAGGCAATAGCCTTCTGACTGCTTGTATACCGTCATCTACTGCAAGCCTTGGCAAAACCTTACAGTCCAATCCAGCCTCTCTCAGCACTTCTATTCTGCTCTTGCCTGTACCTAGCTCTCTAACTTCTACATCGTGCGGAAGGATCTGCTCGGCTTTATGCCAGTTGTTTTCTTTTAGCCATTCTACATACCAATCCAAGCCTTGACCATGATTTTCAACATGATCCATTACTCTGAACTCTTGACCGGCAACTTGCATTACAAAAATGGCAGTCGAGTCCCCGATTCCTAAGTCCCAGGCTACATAAGTGCGGCATAGATCATCTCGATCAATAGCGCACATCCGACCATTTTCTTCTAGATCGTTTATTAGTTTGCCGTAATAGCTGCCTTCTACAGCAGCGTTAAAACTGCACTCAAACTCTTGGTTGTACTTGTCATCGCCCATCTCTTTACGGGCTGCGTCTAATTCTTCTACATCTATAATCTCAGTTTCGCTGGCTTTAAACTGCAATGCTGCCCAGCCTGGCTCTTTGCTTGATCGGTCAAACAAGTCTTTAAAGTGATTGTTGCCTTTGGGTGTGCCGATAAACAAGCACCATCCCTTTCTATCTGCTAAAGATGGCCGGATAATCTCGTTCCATATCTTAGGGTTTTGATCGCCAATTTCGTCTAGTACTACGCCATCAAAATATTGACCACGCAAACTGTCAGGGTTATCTGAGCCGTATAGCTGAATCCTGCGACCTAGGAAGTCCACCCGTAACTCAGCGATATTTGCTACCGCATCTAGCGGCCTTACAAAGTGCGTAAGGTAGTCCCATGCCACTCGTTTAGCCTGACTGTAAGTTGGGGCTATATAAGCATATCTAGGGGCTTGCTGGTTGTTTTCAAGAGCAGCCTTAATAATTTGGTTTAGTGCCGCTACCGTCTTACCCATCCTTCGATGCGCTACACCTACTACAAAGCGATGCTCATCCATCGCCTCATGAATTAACTTTTGAGGCGCTCTAGGTTTATAGGGGATCGTTACTACTCGCTCAGCCATTTAACCGCTAAAGGTGCGCCATCTGCGCCAGATACTTCTAATGCGTTTGTTTCTTTCCATTGCGCTCTGGTCTTTAGCCAAAAGATCGCTGCGGCTGTATTGCCATTCTTTGCCTGCTGGAATAGGGTTTGACCGATAGAAGCGTTAGCATCTACCCTGCCATCCTCTAAATCCTTCTTGTAGTGCTTTACCAGCGTATCGTCTGATATGTCTAGCTTGCCAGCAATGTCTACATACTTAATCCCTACAGCACTAAGGCTTCGGACTAATTTTCTTGTTTCTTCTGTTGGGATGTGTTCTATACCTTGCATATTAAGCCTTTTCTAACTCCGAAAGTACGGCCTTTTTGCCTGTAAATTCTTCCCATCGCTGCACAATGACATCGCAATACTTAGGGTCTAGCTCCATTAATCGAGCGCATCTACCTATTTTTTCAGCAGCAATAAGCGTTGATCCTGAGCCGCCAAATACATCCAAAATAATATCGCCTGATTTACTGCTGTTATTTATAGCTTTTTCTACAATCTCTACTGGCTTTTGTGTTGGATGCACATATTTTCCAGTAGCGCCTCTACTCATGTACCAAACATCGGACTGGGCTTTATCGCCGTACCACGAGTCACCTTTAGAATAAAAAATAAACTCATGTTGTGGCCTGTAATTGGATAACCCTAATCCAATAGATTTTTTATCCCAAACAATGCAAGCTGATGTTTTTAGGCCACATTGGTTCATAGCCGCTTCAAATTCGCTATATGTTCTCCACGGAAAACACACATAAAATGATGCGCCAGCCTTGGTTGTAGCTACGGCTGATGCCAAAGCATCTCTAATAAGCTGAATTAAGTCATCGCCAGTTTTGTCATCCCCTAAAATCATTCCATGAGACTTGATACCACCTGAGCGATTTTTAAATTTTACATTTTCGCCTTGTGCCCTACCGCCACCATAACTCATGCCATAAGGGGGATCAGTAAACACCATATCGGCTTTGTTGCCATCCATCAACTTATCTACATCTGTAATGCTTGTGCTATCACCGCACATAAGCCTGTGGTTGCCCAATATGTAGATGTCCCCCAGCTTTGTCTTAGGCTCGTCTGGCACATCAGGCACAGCATCTTCGTCCGTTAGCCCCTCTGTTTCCTCTATGGGGTTTAGCAGGGCATCTAGCTCATCAGGATCAAATCCTAATAGGCTAAGGTCTATATTGTCTTTTAAGTCTTGCAACTCTAGCGATAGCATACCCGTGTCCCACCCAGAATTGAGGGCGATACGGTTATCTGCTAATACATAGGCTTTGCGCTGTGCTTCGGTCATGTGGCCTAGCTGCACTACTGGCACTTTATCCATGCCCAGCTTTCTTGCCGCCATAAGCCTGCCATGCCCAGCAATAACTGAATTGTCTTTATCTACAAGTACAGGGTTATTAAACCCAAACTCTTTAATTGATCCGGCAATCTGAGCAACTTGCTCGTCTGAGTGTGTCCTAGCGTTTTTAGCGTAAGGTATCAGGGTTTCTACTGATAACCACTCTATTTTTGTTGCTCCTAACATTCCATTCCCTTTGGGTTGATGGTTGATGATGTTGCTATTCTACAACAGTTTATGTCCCCATACAATTATGTAGTTGTTTGGGAATGTATTAGGGTATTCCTCTATCACCTCAAACTTAGGCAATAGTTCTTTTAACTCATCCAGCGTTAATTTGTTCTTGGTAAAGCAGCTATTAGGCAATCCGCTATTCATTGTCAGATAGCCTCGTTTAGCCTTACTTAGCACTTTCTCTATGTACTTTATCTCTAGTTCTCTTGGCAGCTCTGAGTACGCATAATTGCTAATAATCAGATCGTACTCGTCATCGCCTCTATGCTGGTTTAGCGTAGTGGTTTTGTAGGATGCGTTTAGGATGTGATGCTCTAGGTACTTCTCTGCTAGGCGCAGTACAGGCTGTAGATCAAATAAATGGTATTCCTTCATTTGGATCGTGCGGTCTAACACTAGCATCTGACCGCCATACCCTATGCCTATCTCTGCTACCTTCTCTACATTTCCAAACAATATCTTAATGTCGCTTGCTACCTTCATGTACCGCAATGTAGATGGACTAAGCATACCTATTGGGTATTCGTTTGGTGTTGCGCCACCGACTAAATCGTTTTCTTGGTACTTTTCTACATCTTGCAGCATCTCTGGCGTCTGCCTGTTTACTGCTTCCAGGCACATTGCGCCCTGCTTGTAAGATGCGTGTTCTAAGACTCCTGCGTATGCCGGATGCCGCTTAAATTGTAGGAAAGCATCGTAATTATTAACCGCATTGCTTACTGCGGCTACATAATCACCGTTATCGCTTTCTGATGGGTTAATGCTGGTGAACTCTACCATTTTTCCTTATTGGACCAGAACGCTGCGCTCATCTTGCCTTTAGCAATATTCTTAGCGTGTCTTGCTTTAAAACTTTTGCGCCTGGCTTTGTTTGCCATTGATTCACCTTCTTTGGCTGGGCTACCGCTTACACCCTGCTGACCGAATCGTATTGTTTTTACTTTATCGCCCTCTTTAGCCACTACTACATGGCTTTTAGTGGGATGGTTAGGTGTGCGCTTAGGCTTGTTGTACCCAGCAACGCCCATGCGCTCTAGGATGCCAGCAGCCTCTCGGACTTTCACTTCTTGACTCGCATTGACTTGCCAGCCTCCGACATTGCAATGGCAATGGCTTGTTTAGGATTACTAACTTTCTTGCCAGAGCTTGACTTGAGCTTTCCGGCTTTGTACTCGCCCATTACTTTGCCGATTTTCTTTTCTGACTTAGACATTTTCATACATTTCCTTTAGGTCGTATTTACACCAAATTAACGGAGCTTCTTCGCCATCTGCCAACCCTTTAGCCATGTGCTGTTGTATTTCTACAACATCTGCGTTTAGCGTTGCCAGCCCATCTACCATATTAGGGTAAACCCTAGACTCAAAGCGTTTAGCGTTTGCCTTACTTGCCTCGGTTTCACCGTTAGCATCATAACCGTTTGAATCGTGATCTAAGGCGATAAAAGTACCATCCCTATACCCTAGTGGCAGACCGACTGATTCGAGCCTCTTAGCGAGGTCTGTGTCCTCGTAGCCCCACCCCCAATATGTATTGGAGTATCCGTTACAGGCTTCAAAGTGCCACTTCTTCATTAGAGCGACTGCCGCCAGACCGTAACGCTGGGCTTTTACTGCTTGATTTGTGCCGTGTCCTACTGGCCTTGTGTCCATACCATGCCAGACAATGCGGCTTGGCAAACTAGGTTCTGAGTAATCTGCCCACATAGGCATATAGTCTACATCGTTAAAAGAAACATAATCCACCATTCCAGCTATAGCTGCGTAGGCATGGTTTAGGATTGCGCCCTTGTTGAATGGACTATCGTCTACCTGCTCTGCTATGCAGAATAAAGGCTCTATATTGGTGTTTCTACGGAAAAAACTAACTGTATGAGGCAACATCTTAGCTAGATGCTGCTCTCTATCTCGATATGGGATTATTACCCCTAATCTCACTTTTTCTTAGGCTTTGCTGTCTTGGCTGCGGCTTTGAAGTCTTTTGCGCTGGGCGCTGCTTTGCTGCCTACTTTGTTCATTTTCTCGCCTGAGCCTTCAGCGATGCGCTTGCGTTTAGCGTGGATATTAGCGTAAAGTCCTGTTTTCAATTTTCGTACTCCATTTCCATGTCATCTTCGCCCATAGCTTCCCAGGCCATACAACCGTTCTCTGAGTCGCAAACAAAATCAAATATGTCGCAATGGCCTTTACCCTTGGGAACGCCACAGTCGGTAAGCTCGGTATTGAAGTATTCACAAGCCTTGCACTTGCCTTCGCCATCCTTTTTAGAGCCATAATCAGCCGTTAAAACGGCTTTTTTCATGTTGCCCTTGTTAATGTCGGCATCCATTGTAGATAATGGGCAGGAGCTTTTGTCCTCAGCCAATAAGCCGCCTTCTTCCTTCTTGCCC